TATTTGTTAGCTACGACATGCCAGTCATCAGCAAAGTATCTGTTGGTTTGGGTGTTAGCCAAAGCTACCAAGACATTCAGGATCGTGCAGTAGGACTTACAGTATCCGTAGGCTTCTAAATAGATAGTGGGTTATGGGTTCCCAATAAAAACCCCACACACTTTACACACAGGAGAAAACCATGTCAATGACACCCTTTGAAATACGTCTTGAGCTTTTAAAAATGGCAAGAGATATGTTGTATGATGAATATAATGCTCAACGTGACCGCATTCAATCTGAATGGCACGTACAATGTGAAAGCGCAAAAGCCAAAGGTGAAACACCACCTTTACATCCGGCTTTACCACAAACTCCCTCAGAGACAGAAATTATCAGCAAGGCTCAAACCTTGAATGGTTTCGTGTCTAACATTCCTATGGAACTTCCAAAAGTTACCAAGAAATCGTCTTGAGGGTTGGGGTCTAACCCCAAACACACACAAGGAGAACAAATGAAGTTGTCAAAAACTTTATTGATTGTATTTACCTCGTTATGTATACCCATTTCTGCCAAGCAATATGAACCTTCAGTTAAGGAACAAGTTGGTGCAGATATTAATAAACAGGTTCTTTGTATTGCTAAAAACATTTACTACGAAGCAGCAAAAGAATCACATGAAGGAAAATTGGCCGTTGCACAGGTCACAATCAATCGTGCAAACAGCAAGAGATATCCATCCGATTTTTGCGGTGTTGTTTACCAGAAAACTGGTTCAACCTGCCAATTCTCATGGACTTGCGAGAATGTTAATCCAGTTAAGGATTCATATGCATGGGAAGAATGCCTGTACATTGCTAAAAGGGCATTAACAGAATCAGTATTGCACAGAGAGCTTGCCAAAACCAAGGCAATGTTCTACCATGCAGTCTATGTTAACCCCGGTTGGACCAATATCAGAGTTGTGAAGAAGATTGGCAACCACATTTTTTATACCAAAGGATAATCGTGCCTACGAAAACAGAAATTAATGATTTTAGTGAAATGATTTCCAAGTTGTCATACATCTTGGGAAGCACACATATGGATGCTATCATTCACCATTGTGAACAGACAGGTATGGAGGTTGATGTTGCATCATTATTGGTCTCCAATGCTTTGAAGGCCAAGATTCGTGAAGAAGCCCAAGAATTAAACCTATTGAAAAGAAGTGCCTCTTTGCCGTTATGATTTTCTCGCTTGAAGAAGGTTCTGGATTCTCGGCCTTTGCTTTATATAATGCCATCAAACTTCATTTTATTACTGATAGCTACGATTATTTTAAGTATCACGGTAAGACCAACGTTACCAGAGATAACTTTGCCATCAGGAAAGATAAGTATACTTTCTATAAGTTATCCCGTAAATACAAACTGGAAGACTTAAAGAACTTTTATGTGGCTAACTTTCTTGTTACCGAATCCAACTGGATTGGTGAGATTGCCAATCTGGAAGGTGAAGAAACATATAAGCAATGGCAAAAAAGAAATCAGAGCTTGACTTATAGATTCGAACAAGATATAATAGGTCTTCTTAACGCAACACAAACACCAAATGAAATGTTGGTGGTAGAAGATGGTCAGTATCCGTTACTCTTAAAAGAGTTGACTTACAGTACCATAAATTTTGAAACGGTGTGTATATTAAATCACATTATGAATTTCTTACCTATGTGGTCCAAAAAAATATCAGATGATGTTGTTTGGCCTTCATGGAAAAGAAGAATTGAAAAGTACACACCGTTCATTGATTTTGACAAAGATAAATTGAAATCTGTTTTGAAAGAAAGTTTGAAAGAACATGCATAAGCCTAAAATTTCTTGCATCTACCTGGACATGGATGGTGTAATATGCGACTTTGTTGGCCGCTACAAAAAACTATTCAATGTCAATCCAGACCAAACTCGGAACAAAAAAGAATTTGGTAATCTGTTCAATCAGTTTATTCAAGGTCAAAACTTTGCAACACTTGAAATGATGCGGCACGCCGGTGAATTGCTGGAGTTTCTACGAAATGCACCAGTACCGACAGAGATACTTTCATCGACTGCTCGTGCAGATTCACATGATAGTATTTCAAAACAAAAAGAGATTTGGTTGAACTCCCACGGAATTACATTCAAACGTAATTTTGTACCGGGTAAACAACTAAAGAAAGAATATGCCAAAGAGGACACCCTCATCATTGATGATACCGAAAGTGTCATTACTGATTGGCGTATAGCAGGTGGTCATGCAATCTGGCATAGGGATGTGCCTAACACCTTGGCAATGTTGAAACTTTACTTTTGACAACGCCTAAATAATGTTATATAATGCATCATGTGGATAATCCGTTTATACACTATACTCCGTTAATACGAAAGGTAAATTATGGTAGATTTCTCTAAACTTAAAAAATCGTCTGGTAATTTGGACAAGCTAACCAAGGCGATTGAACAACTCAATGCATCAACTGAAGGTGCATCTGACAAAGAAAACTTCTGGCGACCAGAGGTTGACAAAGCAGGCAACGGCATGGCAACTATCCGTTTTCTTCCTGCATCTCCACAAGACGGTGATGATGGCCTTCCATGGGTCAAAATCTTCTCACATGGCTTTCAAGGTCCTGGTGGTTGGCTTATTGACAACTGCTTGACAACCAAGAATCAGCAATGTCCCGTGTGTGAACACAATAATCGTTTGTGGAATTCTGGTGTAGAAGCCAACAAAGAGATTGTACGCAAACAAAAGCGTAAACTCAATTACATTGCTAACGTGTACATCGTAAGTGATCCAAAGCATCCTGAGAACGAAGGGCAAGTTAAATTGTTCAAGTTTGGTAAGAAAATCTTTGATAAGATTACTGAGGCAATGAACCCTGCGTTTGAAGATGAAACAGCAATCAACCCATTTGATATGTGGACTGGTGCTAACTTCAAATTGAAGATTCGTAAAGTTGAGGGCTATCAAAACTATGATAAGTCTGAATTCGAATCTTCATCACCATTGTTGAATGATGATGACGCACTTGAAAAGATTTGGAAGTCCCAAGCTTCATTATTGGAGTTGGTTGCTGACAAAGAATTCAAGCCATACGAAACTTTGAAGACTCGCCTTGACAAAGTACTTGGTATCACAACCAGTATTGATGAAGATGGTGGTCCAAGAGCTCGTACAACTGTGGAACAAGCAAAGGCTGCACCTAAAAAGGCACCAGTTGATCTTGTTGGCACAGATGACGATGATATGGCATACTTCAGCAAGTTGGCCGAAGAAGATTAAACTCTTTTAATAAAAGTTTAGACCCCGCCTAGTGCGGGGTTTTTTGTTTATACTACCCGTGTTGAATTCATAATCATTCTTTGGAAGGTGTCTTCCAGATTACGAACAGCAGGTAATGCTGATTTGCCTGTTGTTGTGGATTTATTGAGTGAGTTTAGATTGTTAACCACAGATTCTAGTGGTCCGGCAAAATCAGCCAATTTCATATCGGTATTCTGACCCATAACAGAAGCCAATTGTTGACCCATGTTTGGAACAGCCTCCGGTGTCGCCATAGATGCGGAGGGTGCAGACAAAGGCATAGTTCCACCACCACTCTCAGGTGGTTCGGGAGTTGCTGTAGGTGCACCGGTTTCTCCGGCAGGTGAAGATGCAGGTGCTGGCGGTGTTTTGGATTGTTGAGTTTGCATACCAGCCATTGGTACCTGGTACATTGCTTCTCTTTTAGGATTCTCAGCCAACCACTTTTTCAGGCCTTCCCTATCGGCACCTAATTCTTGTTTTAATACATCATCACTTAACTCGGATTTAACAAAGTCTTCAATGTCTCGTCTTGGAATTTGTTTAAGTGCTTTTTGTTGTAACTGTGCAGCTGCTTGCCCTTCTGTAAGATTACCACCCTCAAGTTTACTTCTTACACTTAGAGCATAAGCATTGTTATCATATTCTTTTGCATAAGGGTCTTTATCTATCTTATCTTTTTCAATTGATGATAATGCAAATGGTGTTAATATGAGAGCAGCAATGCTTGAAGCAAGACCAAGTGGTCCACTCATAACTGTCATTAACCAACCACCAGCAGTTTTCAATATATCATATACCCTTTTCATATCAGCCAAATCACCTAATATGGATGATCCTTGTTCTTCAACTTTTTCGGCTGTTTGTACTGGCACCAAATCTTTTTTCAGTTGTTCTATTGCTTTTAATAAATCTTTGTGCCTTCTGTCGGCAGTTCTTTCAGATTCCATTAATTTTTCTTCAGCAAAATTATTCTGTTTTTGTCTGGCCACAATATCTTCTTCACGGTTCTGCTTCATAAAATCATAAATCTTATTCAACATTTCATCCATACCAGAAGAACCACCGCCGCCATCTTTTTCCAGTTTACCAATCTTAGTTGATGTTGAAACGGGTCTTGCACGGCCCGTGAAGTATTCAATATCTTTTCTGGAACGACCTGTCATTTTACCAAGAATTGCCGGACCCAATCTGGATCCACCTGTCATAAACTTTGCAATGTTTAACGGATCAAATTTGGCTTTAAGTCTGGTAACTCTGGCTTTTGTTTTTAAACCAATAGCTTTACCAATTGATGCACCATATCCCTCGCCAGAGATAAGTTGGTCAGCAATAACGGAACCAAGAGATTGATTCTTCAACCTCGCAGCCATCTGGTATGACATTTTATTATCTGTAGCCATTTTATTGTTGTTGCTTTCTTACATGAGGTGGTCTATCGTCAACCTTTTGTTCAGGTTTAACATTGTTTGTCTGGTTGTTTGTCGTAGTGGTATTGTTCGTTGTTTGAGCTGACTTATCTTTATTTAACTTTTCTTTGAGGTTTGCATTTTCTTTGGATGATTCGTCAACTTTGTTACCTGTATCAGAACTCGGTACTGGAGTGGATGAAACTTCCGCTTGATATTTTTCTGCTAATTTTGCTCGATGTTCAGATTCCAACTCACCTGAGGCTAATTTTTTATCCTGAAATCCAACAGCCTTACTGACTGTTCCTATATTTTCCAATTCTTGTGGTTTTTTACCCTTATATTTTAAAAAGAACCAAGGAATAGATTTTGCAGCAACAGAAGCCTCATTTAATTTATCGGGATCACCCACCAAATCCACACCAATATAATCGCCTAAGGATTTGTATGCATCCTTTCCTGTAATTTGTAAAAAACCTCGACCTCTATATTTAAAACCATCACCATCAGCGGTGTTACCTAAATCTTTTCTTTTTCCATAAACAGCCTCAGCAATTTTTTCTGGATTTTTTGCTATATCTATTGCTATCTGATTTGGTAAAACTCTACCCTTCTCATTCTTTGAAAGTTTGCCGTCAGGTCCTTTTTGGCCGAATCTATTTGGCCACGTATTTGCCAAACCGTCAGCTGAATAGTTTAAATTCTCACTTTGTGGAACAAATTTTGATTCAGCTTCAACTTGTGCCAATACATTTGCCTGAGCCTTTGCTGACAAACCTGCGGCCACCAGTGCAGCAATAACTATACCTTTTCCGCCAGAAATTGGAGGAATTTTGGCAGTTGGTGCTTTTGGTGGCGGTTTAACTGGTTCTGCCTTTGGTGGAGGCTTTACTTGAGCTGGCTTTGGTGCCGCAGGTGCAGCTTCCGCCTTTGGTGGTGGTTTGACCTCTGGCGGTTTAACCTGTTCTGATTTTGGTGGTTTGACTTCTGGTGGTTTGACTTGTTCAGCAGTTTTCTTAGCCTTATCATCAGCTTCTTTTTTAGCTTTATCTTCAGCAGCCTTTTTGGCTTTATCTTCAGCAGCCTTTTTAGCTTTATCTTCAGCAGCCTTTTTGGCTTTATCTTCAGCAGCCTTTTTAGCTCTATCTTCGGATTCTTTTTTAGCTTTATCTTCAGCAGCTTTCTTGGCTTTATCTTCAGCAGCTTTCTTGGCTTTATCTTCAGCAGCCTTTTTAGCAGTATCTTCTGCTGGCTTCTTAGCTGGTTCTGCTGGCTTTTTAGCCGGCTCAGGTGGCTTTTTAGCCGGCTCAGGTGGCTTTTTATCCTGCTCAGGTGGTTTCTTAGCCGTTTCTGCTGGCTTTTTGGCCGGCGCAGTTGGCTTAGCTGGTGCAGTTGGTTTAGCTGCCTCTTTTTCTTCCGCCTTTTTCTCACGGCGAATGACTCTCTTAGGCTTTGGTCTTCTACGAACCGTTAACGCCTTCAACAATTCTTGGTGGCGTTGTTCTTCTTTTCCTGTATCAGTTTTTTTATATTTTTCTTCTATTACTCTTTGAGCCAATTCATCTTTGCGATTATCAACCATCAATTGGTAGATTTGACCAAGAACTCCATCCATTTCGCCACTATCCGCAAGAGCCTTAGGTGTGGCCTTGGTGGAATTCAGCAATGAAGCTGAAGTTTGTTTTGATTTTTCGGACAATTTACTCATCGATTGTTGATGAGTAACATCCTTACTGGTGTCTCTTGCCATTTATCTCTTTTGTCGTTCTCTTATTTTTTGATTTTCTTCCTCAATATACTGAATCAACATAGAGACATAGATATCTCTTTCCCATGGCAACATAGCTTCTAACTCCGTCAAACTATATTTGTGATGCTGCATCAAAGAGAAATTAGTTTTGTAATAATTCCTCAAGTTATCGTGACGCAGCGTCAACCGAAAAAATTTTCGAGACCTTCTACGTCAATTTTATGATAAAAACCACATTTACTACAAGTCATCTCAACCGTTTCTTTTAACTTTGGTAAGTTATTAAAGAAGTGTTCAACCTTTTCAAATTGAGCCTGATTCAGACCTTCAACAAACTCCAACATTTCACCAGG